AAAAAGGAGCGTAAGCTATTAACTGATAATCGTATGACAACAGTTAATAAAAGAGAAACCTCTTTTGAAGGACTTGTTTCCCAATTGGAAAATGGCGAAGACGGCATATATAATATGATAACTAATAATAAAAATACTATTTTTCAACCTAAAATAATGATAACCAAAGCAGATGTAGAAGAAATTCCAGGAATGAAACAATTAAGAGAAGCCATCAAATTATGGGAAACAAAATTAAAAAATGCTTCTGGGCGAGAAGCCTATATTATTAAAACAGCAATAATTGAATTGCGAAAAGACCAATATTTATTAAAAAATTCTTATCGTAAACCAATTATTTTTAATAAATTAGTTCGTTCAAAGCATGATATTCCCTTAAATGATGGCTTTTCTTTTGATAAGGACGGATATATTATTCCAGAAGGAATATCATTAGTTGATCCAAAAATTTGTTCCGCAATTCTTTGTAATTATTCTACAATGAAAGCAGATTCTTATGGAGAGTTTGAAAAAGATTTATATTATTTAATGGATGATTTTGATAAAGTAGTTGCGGCTGCTCTTGAAGAATATCCTCTTTATGATAAAATTGTCGAATGTAAAATAGATGGATTACAAAATGTTTAGATTCAAGAAATTATTGAAAAAGAATTTGGAATAAAACATAGCTTAGAATATATTTCAAGTTTATGGCGAAATAAAATTCCAAAATTAATTGCTTCAGAAGCTGAAGATAGAATTCTTGATTGGTATTATTTAAATGTAGAAAAAGGAAAATATAAAAAATGTAGTCGTTGTGGTGAAATAAAATTGGCTCATAATAAATATTTTAGTAAAAATAAAACTAGCAAAGATGGTTTTTATTCTATATGTAAAAAATGCCGTAATTCAAAAACTACTAAAAAGTCATAATTTTCACTTGGGATAACAAAAGGAGGAATATTATGGCAGATGTATTTTATTGTGAAAAATGTAATAAGACAATGAACTCTGATTAGTTCTATATGTCTAACAATTTAGAAAAGTATCCAGAAGGAAAATTAAACAAATGTAAGAAATGTGTTTCTATGCATGTTGATAATTTTAATCCTGATACTTATTTATGGATTTTACAAGAGTGTGATGTCCCATATGTTCCTGATGAATGGACGAAGCTTTTAGCCAAATATGGTCGTGATAAAACAAAATTATCAGGAATGACAATTTTAGGACGTTATCTTGCGAAAATGCGTTTAAAACAATTTAAAGAATATCGTTGGAAAGATAGTGAATTTTTACAAGAATTAGCAAATAATAAATTAGAACAAACAATGAAGCGCCAAGGATATGAGGCTGCGGAAATCGCCTAGGCAGTTGCTAAAGCTTCAGTTGTCATTCCAGAAGGCGAACTCTTTGAACCAGACATTCCAGCTACAACATGGTCCGAGCCGCAAGATGATTATTTTGCGCAGTAGAGCGGAATTGCTGATGATGGATTTGTAGATGACTTAACAGATGAAGATAAAATTTATCTTCGTTTAAAATGGGGTAAAACCTATAAACCAGAGGAGTGGATTAGACTAGAACAATTATATGAAGAAATGATGGCTTCTTATGATGTTCAGGGCGCAGGTCATATAGATACATTAAAACTTGTTTGTAAAACATCTTTAAAAGCAAATCAACTTCTTGATATTGGAGATATTGATGGTGCTCAGAAGATGATTAAAATGTATGAGTCAATGATGAAATCTGGTAAATTTACAGCCGCTCAGAATAAAGCTGAGTCTGGAGAATTTATTGACAGCATTGGCGAATTAGTTGCTTTATGTGAAAAAGAGGGATTTATTCCTCGATATTATATTGATGAACCAAAAGATAAAGTTGATAGAACTTTAGAAGATTTACAAAGATATACTCGTGATTTAATTAATGAAGAAACTAATTTAAGTAGTATGATTGAACATGCTCTTAAAGAAATTGAAAAAGATAAAGAAAACGAAGCTAATCTTGATGTTGATGACAATGAAAATGAAGAAGCATTTGAAGCTTCATTATTTGGTGATAATGCAGAACAATTCTTACATGATGAAGATTTTGCGGAATTCGCTGAATATGAAGACAGTTTATCTGAAGACGATGCAGAGTTTTTAAAATCTATAATGGGAGATATCTAATGGCTCTACAAGACCTTTTGGATTTAACCCAAGCATAGTCCAAGAAAAAAATTGGATTATCTGAAGAAAGAGTTCGAGCTATCATTCCTGAAGCGAGGGAGTATGTCGCCTTTTGGAGAGAGTATCCTGATTTATTTATTGACTTTCTCCAAACTGGCGGAAATGAAGAAGTTAAAAAAGAACTCAACTTTTATTTTTATCAACGAGTTTTCTTGCGTGCGGCGATGCGATATAAATATGTTTACATGGTATTCCCCCGTGCGTATTCAAAATCTTTCTTATCTATTATGGTTTTAATGTGCCGTTGTGTTTTATATCCAGGAGCGAAGTTATTTGTTACTTCTGGAGGTAAAGAACAGGCAGCTGGTATCGTAAAAGAAAAAGTTCAAGAAATTTGTACTTTGGTGCCGGCATTCCGTCGAGAGATCGATTGGACCAGAGGTAAGACTCTGGAAGGAAAAGATTATTGTAAATATATATTTAAAAATGGTTCATATTTCGATAATATTGCGGCCCGTGAATCATCACGTGGTAAGCGTCGACATGGAGGTCTGATAGAAGAATGTGTTGGTGTAGATGGAACAATTCTTTCTGAAGTTATTATTCCTACAACTAACGTTTCTCGTAGATGTTTAGATGGTTCAGTTCATCCAGAAGAGACGCTAAATAAAAGTCAAATTTACGTTACTACTGCGGGATGGAAAAATACTTTCCCTTATGATAAACTAATTACTTTATTAGTTCGTATGGTCACAGAACCTGAAAAAGCGATTATCATGGGAGGAACTTGGAGAATCCCTGTATTAGTAAAATTACTTGATGCTAACTTTATTAAAGATTTAAAGAATGACGGAACTTTTAATGAAGCCTCATTCGCGCGTGAATATGAGAGTAAATGGTCTGGAACTGTTGAAGATGCTTTCTTCAATGGAGAACATTTTGACAGAAATAGAAAATTACAAAAACCTGAATACGAACATTCTGGACGTTCTGCGGCAAATGCATATTATATATTATCTGCGGACGTTGGTAGAAAAGGATGCGACACGGTTGTTTGTGTATTTAAAGTGACCCCTCAGGCATAGGGTCCATCGATTAAATCTTTAGTAAATATTCATACAATGACTGACGAGCATATGGAAGACCAGGCTATTAGATTAAAGAAATTGTTTTATAAATATAAAGCAAGAACTTTAGTTGTCGATGGTAATGGTCTTGGTATTGGTTTAGTTGATTATATGATTAAATCTCAAGAGGATGAAAATGGTGATTTTTATCCAGACTTCGGAGTTGAAAATGATGATGAGGGATATTATAAAAAATATAGAACTGCCAATACTGAATATGACGCTTTATATGTTTTAAAAGCAAATGCACCAATCAATACTGAGTGCCATGCAAATGCGCAAACTCAGCTTCAAGCTGGTAAAGTGAAATTCTTGATTGATGAACGTATGGCAAAAGAAAAATTACTTTCTACTAAAGTTGGTTAGAATATGAAACCTGAAGAAAGGGCAGAATATTTAAAACCATTTACTTTAACTTCCATATTGAAGGAAGAGATGATGAATCTCCGTGAAGAAAATGAAGGTATTAACATCATTTTAAAACAAGCAAATAGAGGAATTAGGAAGGATAAATTTTCTGCTTTCGAATATGGTCTTTATTATATTAAACAAGAAGAAGATAAAAAGAAGAAACGTAAAAAATTTAAAGCCAGTGATTGGGTATTTATGAATTAATAGGAGGATAGTTATGAGAGCTTCAAGAGGAGAAATTAAAATTGAAGAAATTTTAAAAGATGCGGATTTAACTTTTAAAATGGAGTATATTTTTCCAGACCTGAAGAGTCCTAACGGTCGTCCATTGAGATTTGATTTCGTCGTTTTTGATGATGATGGAAAAATTGATTTCATAATTGAATATCAAGGAAAACAGCATTATGAACCAAGTTAGAAGTTTGGTGGTAAAAAAGGTTTTTACCAACAATAGTATAATGATAATCAAAAACGACGATTTTGTGCTTTACATGATTTTAAGCTAATTGAAATTCCATATACTGATGAAAATTTAATCTCCTATGACTATATCATGAATTTAGCAGGATATTAATAGAGGAGGTGGAGTTTTGGAATAGATGACTAAACAAGAAGCTATTCATGCCAAAGGCTTTAGTATGGCAGATAGCCCAACTGAATATGGAAAAATTAAAGTTGGAGTTCATACTCTTGACGATGCTACTTTAAACCTTGGGTCAATCCAAAAAGAAAGCCGCAATCTAATTAGCAAAGGTGTTATTTATCGAGCTTTGATGGATAACGATACTGCTAAGTTAAGAGAACTCTCTAACTATTTCTATAAAACTAGTGGTATTTATCAGAAAGTTTGTAATTACTTCGCTTCTATGTATCGATATGATTGGTATGTTGTTCCAGAGGTTTATGATGAAAATGTAAAAGAAGATAAAGTTCTTAAAGATTTTACAAAAGTATTAAATTATTTAGATAATACTTATATCGCAAAAATTTGCGGCGATATGGCCTTGGGAGTAATTAAAAATGGAGCTTACTATGGATATGTTGTTCACTCATCAAAGGGTGTTATTGTTCAAGAGCTTCCAGTTAATTTTTGTCGATCAAGATATAGCGTAGGTAATTTACCAGCTGTTGAATTTAATATGAAATTCTTTGACATAGCATTTCCAGATACTAAATATAGAATGAAAGTATTAAATTTATTTCCTGATGAATTTAAAAAGGGTTATGTGGCTTATAAGAGTGGGCGATTATTGCCTGAAACTCAATGGGACAGAGACTCTGGCTGGTGGTTATTAGATCCGAAGAATACTGTAAAATTCAGCTTCAGTAATGGTGGCAATGGAGCTGCCGATATCCCTTTATTTGTTAATGCGCTTCCAGCAATTCTTGATCTAGACGCAGCTTAGGATTTAGATCGTAGAAAACAAATGCAGAAACTATTAAAAATTTTAATTCAAAAACTTCCAATGGATAAAAATGGTGATTTAATTTTTGACGTAGATGAAGCAAGGGATATTCATAATAATGCTGTTGAAATGCTTAGACGTGCTGTGGGCGTTGATGTTTTAACAACTTTTACAGATACAGAAGCAATAGATTTGTCTGATAAAAATACTTCTACAACGACAGATGATTTAGAAAAAATTGAACGAGCTTTATTCAATGCTTTTGGAGTTTCACAAAATCTATTTAATACTGATGGTAATTTGTC